GAAACTTGGGCAAAATCAAACAACGCTCGAACTGCGGCATTTGCATTTTTCAACATCACATCAGCAAACGTGGCTATTTCAAAGTTCAATGTCATTGATACTTACTATCCCGTCAGCGCTGTTTCGGGTACTTGTACTGGGCTAACAACAACTGATTGTAACTTTGTATCATTCAACCGTTCTGCGTTCCTTAACCCTACTACATCAGATATTATTGCGACAAGAACAAACTTTCAAAACGAACCAGCTGGAGAAACGATTTATTTCTCTAACGGCTCAACTACCCAAAAGACATTTGATAACTGCTGGATATTTAATGGAACAGTAGGACTTCGTATGGGTGTGGCACAATCAGCAGGTATGGGTTCAACCACAAGTAACTTTACGCTTTCAAACGGTACAGTAATAGCAGGTGGTACATCTGGTATGACATTTGCAACTGCACCTGTTTATGTTGATTTGTCTGATACAACTATACGGCACTGTTCGACTGGTCTTGTATGTCCTTCTGGTACACGTATCAAAGGTGGTAACTTCACATCTAACACTACTGGTGTGTATGGAAACACAGTCAATGGTATCTATGTATCTGGTGCAACATTCAACGGTAACACAAACGGTATTGCAGACCGATGGTTTAGTGGAAGAATTGAAAACTGTACGTTTGGAAATACAACAGCAAACACAAACGATATTGCTATGGACCAATACGCAGGAAACATCGAAATTGTAAACTGTACTACAACTGCACCTGCGTCTTGGTTCTTGTTCACTACCGCCACAGCGACAACAATGTATATGTCTAATGTTACAATTGACAGTACATCAGCATCAAGAATCTGGAATAACCCAACAGGCTGGAACCCAACGCATCCGACATTGATTGCAAAAAACGTAAACACTAGCGGAGGTACAGCATTCTCGGATGGGTATTATTTCCCTTATTTCTATTTCGTTGAAGATTCATCGACTACTCACAGTTCAGGTTCATCATTCCGATTGCAGTTTAACACAGCATCAGCAAACAACATTCTATCCGAAGTACCAATCTGTCAGGCATATACAGAAAGTGGTGTTGCTAAAACATTCACATACTGGGTCAAAGCAAACTCTGGTTGGTCAGGGCAAATCATTCCGATTGTCAGATTAAACGGCGAACTTATCCAAACAGAGACAACCATCACATCACTTACAACTTCGTGGGTACAAAAAACTGTTACGGTTACAGCAGGTACAATCACAGAAGCAGGGCGTATCGAGTTGTTAATTATCCCGAACGCTAACACCACAGCGTGTTACATTGATGACGCTGATTGCGTAACCCCATAACTATATGATGATATTTCACGACAAAGGATTCTTCGTACCAAGCCCTACAACCACCGACAAATGGTTTTTTGGCAGTAAGGGCTTTATGCTACGTTCAGCAGGTTATGTCCTTACTTTTATTAACGTAAACTTACGAACCTACGCTTGGTGGGAATAAACATATGATTATACTTAAATACCAATATCCAATAGATGAAGCAAGACTTATACACGTGGCACAGCGTACTGGCTATACAGGCGACACGAGCGACCTTATAGCGATTACGGCTCACGTTACAGAACTATTTAAAAAGCACGTATCCCCGTGGATAGTTACATTATTAGACCCTTACAATGTTGACGGCGAACGAGTCAAATTAGTAGCGGACAGCATAACAGGAACATATGAACAAATATAAAGACATCAGACATCTCATACAACACGGCGATACATTCGCAACAGCAAGCCCTGCATTATTTTCTCGATTGATTAGATTCTTCACACGCTCAAAAGTTTCGCACGTTGGAGTATTTGTAATTTGGAATAAGAGAGTGTTTGCAGTTGAAGCAATAGAAGGTGTAGGTGTTAGGATAATGCTCGCATCTCAAAGATTTACAAAAGAAGGATTACAACTATATCGTGGTGGTAAATTATCCCCTAAAAAGTTGGCGGAAGATTTAGGAAAGGATTATGATATGAGTGGTGCATTGCTCGCACCATTCTTTGATACACAATCTGCACAAAGATTTTGTTCGAGAGGTACATCGAGATGGTTGCAACTAGATTTCTCACACCTTAACCGAGGGATATTGCCTAGCGATATTTGTACCAAGTTAGATCGAGTAATTTAATAATATGGAACAGGTACAATTTACACAAAATGATAGAGACGCAATTATAGCCCTAAAACTAGAAGTAAAGGGTCTAAGCAATACAGTAAAAAATATTGACAATAAACTTGATAACGATGTTTATGTTAAGAAAATAGAATATGTAAAATCAGAAGAAGACAATGACACTGCTCACAATGATTACGAGTTAAGACTTCGCAGACTAGAGCTTTGGGGTGGTATGGTGGCAGGTGCATTATTCTTAATTGAGTTCTTGTCAAAATAATTGTTGTGTTACAATAATAGCATTATAGGTTAATAAAAAATAATAATGAAAAAAATTAAGTTGAACGTTGATTATCGAGTAAAGAAAACAGATGATCCAAAAGAAAAAGTGGATACTGCAAAAGCTGAATTATCTAAAAGCTACATTGAAGTTGCAGTAACTGGTGCTTATCCAAAAGGATTAAATGGTCAACTTCGCCGAGTATTTGGGCGTATTCAATCCAAGATTAACGAAGCAATGGATTCAAAAACATTTGAAATTGAACTCACTGACTTAGAGTTAAACTTCTTGCAAGGTGCTTTCAAGAGTGATAATGCATTATTTACAGCGACACTTGCTGAGTATGTAATCGTTCTTGAAGACGAACTTTTTGGTATTGTAAATAATTAAGACTATAATTGAACCATGAATAAGATATTTATAAAGTCCCACATCGAAAAGGCAGGTGAAAAAACATATCGTTTTCTTGCATCAACATCTTCGATTGATAGACAAGGCGATAGTATAGATCAGAGTGGTTGGGAGCTAAAGAATTTCATGGGCAATCCGGTTATTCTTTGGGCTCATCGCTATGATGAACTGCCATTGGGTAAGGTAATACAATTATCGGTAACAGAAAGTGGTTTGGAAGCAGAGATTGTTTTTGCTGATGAGGAGTCAAATCCTAAAGCACAACAAGTAAAGAAATTGGTTGATGACGGTATCTTAAATGCCGTGTCAGTTGGTTTTATTCCTAAGGAACGTAACGGTAATGTTATTACACGTGCAGAATTACTTGAAATATCTATTGTACCAGTCCCGGCTAATCAAGATGCTCTCGCATTAGCGTATAAAAATATGGACATTGCTCTTAAAAAAGACATTGAGGATGTTTTAGGAAGTGAAGCAGATGAAGTTGCAGATGCAGTTGAAGATGTAGTACCAGCTGAAGAGGAAGAAGTGGAAACAAAGTCAGGTGCGGTTATTAGTAAGAAGAATCGTAAAGCACTTGAAACTGCTTTGGAATCTTTGAAAACAGCGTCGTTGGCGATCGAAGGACTCCTTTCATTAGGGGCATCAGAAACCAATGAAGATGCTGGAGACAATGATTCTAAAACAATCATTGTGCCAAAAGATTTTCTTATTGCACTACAAAGCAATATGAAGTTTCACGATAAGTTGGGTGAAAAGATTTTAGCCGACTTAAAGGGTTTTATTAAATAACCATTAAATATTATGGATAAGAAAGTAGAAATGACACTCGAACAACTTACAGAAGTTGTTAAGAGTGCATCAAAAACAGTAGCAGAAGAAACTTTTGCAGCACACGCAAAAAACCTTGGACTCGATAACCTCGAATCAAAGTTTGCAAAGGTTGGTTCTTCTATCTCAGCTGATGAAATCGGCAAGATGGATATGAAAAAGAAAACTGCTACTTTTATTAAGGCAGTTTACAACCGAGACCGAGAACAACTTGCTTCATTCCGAAAGGCAATGACAGAAGGTACAGGTTCAGCAGGAGGTTTCGTAGTACCTGAAGAATTTTCAGCAGAAGTATTCCGTATCGTAGAAGATTTTGGTTTGGTAGCAAAAATGGCTACTCGAATCACAATGGGTTCAGATACAATGAATATTCCTACAATTTCTTCATCAGTATCTATTAGCTACCCGGGAGAAGCAACAGCAGGTACAGAAAGCCAACCAGTGTTAGCTCAAGTACAACTCTTAGCAAAATCTTGCATCGGTTTGACAGCAATGTCTAACGAATTGCTTGCTGACGCTAACGTTTCAGTTGTAGACCTATTGGCTACATTGTTTGCTGAAGCTATTGCAGGTGAAGTTGATGATCAAGCTCTTACAGGAACTGGATCACCATTTACAGGTATCCTTGGAAACACAGACGTTACTGTTGTTACAATGGCTAGCGGTAAAAACACATTTGCGGAAGCAGATTTAGGTGATTACCGTGACTTGATTACAAACGTAAAGCCTTGGGCTTTGCAAGGTGCAGGTTATGTTATGCACCGAACTGTTTGGGGTACAATCCAAAAGTTGCGAGTAGGTGATACTACTGGTGATTACTTTGGTGCTGCTACAAATCCAGTTATTGTTGGAGTTCCACAAGGATACCCAACAGCAGCTGCAGGTTTCCTTTGGGGATACCCAGTTTACTTGTCAGACAAAATGCCAGCAATCGCTGACAGTGCTAACTCTACAAAATACGTTATCTTTGGTAACTTGAAGCACGTATTCTATGGTGTTCGACAAGAACTTGCTCTTGATATCTTCAGCTCAGGTACAGTAGGTTCAATCAACTTGATTGACCAAAACATGTCAGGTGTACGAGTAGTTGCTCGACATGGTATCGCAGTTGGTTTGCCAAAAGCATTTGCAGTATTGAAAACAAACGCAGCGTAGTTGTATGTTTATTCAACTCCTTTATAGGGGTTGGGTTAAGCAGGTGACTGCTTAGTGAAGATTATTAATTAATAAATAAGATATGTTCAAATTAAACGAAGAATACAAAGTATTAAATCTCTTGGCATCAACAACAGTCACCGCAGACTTAAACGGTACAGGTGTCGCAGTTGAAGCGTATGAGGCAGATGCCTTGGTTATTCTACAAACAGGTGCAATCACATCGACTGCTGCAACTTATGTTGTAAACATTCAAGGTTCAACAGCAGTAGGTGGTGAATACACAACACTCGATTCATTCGATTCGTTCACCACAAGTTCAGATGCTTACAAAGTTGGTGCGTTGCCTATTACTCTCGACAAGACAGATCGTCTTTATGTCCGAGCTCAAGTAGATACAACTTCTAATGGTGGAACTGTATCAGCAATCGTAGGTGCAACTCTCTTGGTGCGACCACAAACAGCAACAAGCGGATTGAACTCTGAAGATATTGCGTAGTTACAATGTAGCTCATTCGTGGGCTACATAATTAGCAAACACAATATGGCAAACTTAACAACAAAAGAAAAAGTCAAAACATATCTTGGTTTATCAGGAACTACTTACGATACATTATTAGATGAGATTATTAAAAATATATCTAATCAAATTGAAGTATTTTGTAATAGGAATTTTGAGCAAGATGATTATACTGAATACTTTGATACGGCATATGGCGATACTAAGGTCTTTGTAAAAGCATACCCTCTTGAATCAATAACATCTGTATCAACACGTTCAGGTACTTTTGGTAATCCAAGTTGGATTGCACTTAACTCAAATGACTATTTACTCAATGAAAATGGCAAAATAAGTTTTGCATTTAAGTTACCAGATGCCGAGAGGTATTTGAAAGTTGTTTATACTGGTGGTTATTTGATTGATTTCACAGACGAATTAGATCCAACCGCACACACATTACCGGCATCACTCACACAAATTGCCACAGAGTTTGTAGCTAAAAACTTTAATTTACGAAAGACATCGGGTATATTATCTGAGACAACCGAAGGACAATCTGTTACATTCAAATCAGCGGACACCGAGATTGATGACGCATATCTTACAAAGCGTTTAGCACAGTTCCGAAACTTTAATATATAAAAGTATGTATTATTTCACAGGACAAAAAACAGTGACTGCGATTAAACGGTTACTCTATGTGGGTAACATATCTTCTTTTACTACAGTCGGAACATCAACATGTTATCTAAGACCTTTATCTGATAGTGAGAGTTCAACTAATGCATCACAGTACGGTACACCATACAACGCTATCTTTGAGCCGGGCGTTGATATACGAATTGACGATAAGTTGGTTATTGATAGTGAAGATTACACTGTTCGTGGTGTGTCGAACCACGATCGTGGCACATACACACCATATGTGCGAGCGTTAGTTGTTAAGCCACAAGTATAATATGGAAATAGAAATACGAGGGCTGAATACTTTGATGGATATGGCTAACAGGTATCCAGCAGTTAGTGAAAAGCATATCAATAAAGCAATTGCTTCGGCACTCGGAAGAATTAGGAATCAAGCGATTGATGAAACACCTGTTGGTGCGACTGGGCAATTGAAAGGTAAATGGCTAATCAGAGTCGGTCGTTTTGAAGGGTCTTTGAAGAACATAATGCAAAGCAAAGACGGAAGATACTATGGTTATGATGTTGAAATGGGTCGTGAACCGTTCTTTATATCCGCACGTGACATAGGTCCTTGGGCTATTAAGAAAGGTTTGAATCCATACGCAGTCGCAAAATCTATCCGTAGAAAAGGTACACGTGCCAATCCATTTTTCCAGCGTGCTATACTTTCACAAAAAGATGCAATTGAAAAAGAATTTGATAAGGCACTTGATGGTATAATAAAAGATATATGAACATCGCAAACATAAGATCAGAATTAAAAACAGTATTGACTAATTTAGTTACTAGCACACAAGTTGCCGTTGTGTATGATTACTATGAGCCTAATGTATCTGGGTATCCAGCAATCATATTTGATATATCATCTAACACAGATGCGTTCTTAACTAATAATGAAAATCTTAATAAGATAGTATTTACTGCATACGTAATGACTGATATTAAAGTTTCAGGTATTGAAGATTCAAAAGATATGCTCGATACTATTACAGACAGTGCAATGACATTGCTTAGATCTAAGACCAACATGGCATTAGATGGTGAGGTAGACTGGATTTCACCCGTGGTTGGACCACGATCACAAATTGACACTCCAAATGGGCAAGTGTTTGCACAACAGTTTGATATTACAGTTAATGTATCTAGCAGTGTAAACCCATAGGTGTATAATAAATGTATGATAGATGAAACAATGGTAAAAAACAAAAAGATTGGAAGTAAGCCGGAAATAAAAAAGCATAAACAAATTTATTCATTCCCGGACTATTCAGTCAGTGTCGAAGCCGAGAGTATAGAAGAAGCAAACGAAAAGTTACAAGAAATTATTAATAACAAATAAAACAATGAGCAAATTTATAGGAAGAAAATACAATATCGGGATTGGTAAAGAAAGTGTGCGAGGCACAGGTGTTGCTTCTACATATTGGTTGCCACATACAGAGCTTACTTTCGATGAAAAAATTGAGCAAGTAAAAGATGAGAGCGTAATGGGTGTTATTGAAAATCAAACAGATGCGGATGTAGTAAAGAAATTTGCTGAAGGTTCACTCACAGGTATTGTCAACGATGATACTATTGGACTTGTTTTATACTCAACTTTCGGAACTGTAAACACATCAGGACCATCTGACAGTGCATATACTCACACATTCACCGTTGCTCAATCAGCACAACACCAATCATTGACAGTTAATGTTTCAGAGCCAAATGCTACAGGTTCATCTTCACTCCGATTCCCTCTTACTGTTATTGATTCGCTTGAACTTAATTTTGAAGTAGGACAGTATCCTACATACTCATTCGGATTCATATCGAACATCACTAGTTCGACAACCGCAAGCGTTTCATATACTGCACCTGACAACTTCAGACCACAAGATGGAGTTATTAAAATCGCAGATACATATGCAAACCTTTCATCTGGTACAGAAGTATCAATCCGCAAGGCTAATGTCAACATTTCAAAGAACGTTGAAGACGATCACAACATTGGCTCAGTATCAGTCACAGACAGATTAAACCGACAGTTCCAAGTAACTGGCTCAATGGAATTAGTATATGATGCACGTACATTTACTGACACTTATATGCTTGCAAACTTATCACGTGCTTTGCAAATTAAGTTCACAAACACTAACAAGACAATTGGTGCATCAACGAACCCAAGCATTACTTTTAATTTCAACAAGATTAAATTCCAAGAGGTTGCAAAGTCAATTGGTAACGATGAAATTGTAATGCAAACAGTTAATTTTGAAGGTTTTTATTCAATCGCAGATTCAAAAATGGTTGAGTGTGTATTAGTTAACGACGTTGCAAGTTATTAGTTGTGCTACAATAATTGGTATATGACAAGAGAAACAAAACAAATCACATTACCAGTTAGCAAAGCAGTTGTTGAATTGAAGACGTATATTACCGGTGGTGAAAAACAAGAATTGATGAGATTCTTGTTGAAAGGCTCAAAGGTTGATATGGGTGATACCAATGTCAAAGACATTTCAATCGAAACGCTTTTATCAGCAAATGATAAGGCGTTCGATTTATTGGTGGTATCAATCAATGGCAACAAAGAAAACATTGTATCTACTATCAATGATTTGCGAGTGAAAGATTACGACTTTCTGAAATCAGAAGTAGATAAGATTTCAAACGATAGCGATTTTTTAGCAGAAGGTCAGAAATAGAGTATTCGCTGAAGGTGCTTTTGAACGGCGATAAGACAGACCTTTCTGACGATGTAACAATGGCGATCGTGTGCGATAAGATGGGGTGGACTTTTCAAGAATATAGAGAGCAACCGATATACTTTATAAAAACATTATTGCTAAAGTGGTCAGTTGAAAACGAAGTATCAAACAAAAAACATGGCAAATAAAGAACTCGAAATAGTAATAAAAGCAAAAGACGAAGCATCGGCAACGATTAAAAGCATGACTGCTTCTATTAAGAGTTTTTCTAAAGGCATGGTTGCGGTAGGTGGTGCAGTAACAGGTGCTTTGGCACTTGCAGTAAATGCAGCAGGAGATGCAGAGGTTGCAATGGGTAAAGTTAGTGCCATCCTTGATACGATGGGTAAAAATACACCTACTGTAAATAAAGAGATACAGAAATTAGCTGACGCAACATTACAACTCGGATTTGATAATGAAGATGCAGCACTTTCTATAACAAAACTGTATCAACGAACTGGTGACTTAACTAAGGCACACAAGTTGAATAACCTTGCTATGGACTTAGCACGGTTCAAGAACATATCTTTGGATCAAGCGACAGATGCAGTCGGTAAAGCATTGATGGGTAATACGAGAGTACTTCGTGATTTGGGTGTTGAAATTGACGATACTTTAACCCCAATGCAGAACTTGGAGAAAGCACAAAAACTTGTTGCCGGTCAATCAGATAAATTTGCAAAGAGTTTGAAAGGTCAAATGCAAGTATTGAAGGCGACAACTGGTGAGATTACTGAATCAATTGGTGGTGCTTTGTTGCCAGTGATTACGAGCCTACTCCAACAACTTACTCCTATTATTAATTCATTTGTACAATGGACACAAGAAAACCCGAAACTATTTGAGGGTATAGTGAAAGTGGTAGCAATACTCGGAGGTCTATCAATTGTATTAGGTACTATTGGACTAATATTACCTACAATAGCAACAGGTTTTGCAATACTATTCAGCCCTATAACTGCTATCACATTAGCAGTAACAGCACTTATTGCGGCGTTCGTATACCTATATAAAAACTGGTCTGACTTACAAATCGCTGGGACTATGATATGGGATGGATTTAAGATTATGTTTGCAAATTGGGTTGAGTACGTTGTCGGTATTTTTAATACTTTCAAAGAAACAATCAAGGGTATTTGGAATGGTATTCAAGATGTATTCAAGACAGCAATTGATAATATAACTGATTTTTTCAAACCTCTTACTGAAGCAATTGATAAGATTAAAGACAAGATTGATAGGGCATTTGAAAAGGCACAGCAATTGTTCGGTTTTGGTGATGATGGTGGGCGTGCGACAGGTGGTGGTGTACAAACAGGTGGGTCATATATTGTTGGAGAGAAAGGACCTGAATTGTTTACACCGGCATCTAATGGATCAATAACACCTAACTATGCATTGCAAGGGGGTGGAGGTAATACTGTCATTGTTAATATGAATGGTGGCACATACCTCGATGAAGGAGTTGCTGAAATGATTGGTGATAAGATAATCCAAAACTTTAAGAAGATAGTAAGATTCTAAATTATGGCAACAACACTTACGATAGGCGGAGTAAATAAAGCAAGTATCGTAAACTGGAAATCAGTTAAGCGAGAGGAGGTACTTACAAGAGAACCTAACTCTTTGACTTTTCTTATCAAGCGTCACAATGGTCAAACCTATAAGCCATTGGCAGGTGATGAGGTCGTTTTGACAGTCGGTGCAACTAAGGAATTTGGAGGTTACATTATTGAAATTGAAGAAGAAGTCGATGGGCGTGTCGAATACTTAAAGATAACTTGCAAAGATTATACTCAAACTCTCGATAGATATTTGGTTTCAAAGACATACAATAATCAAACGGTCGATGATATTATCGCTGACTTGATTGATACGTTTGCACCTGACTTTACGTATACGAACGTTTCGTGTGCAGTTGAAATTGAGAAGATTCAATTCAACTATTTACCTGTCTCTCAATGTTTACAAAAGCTAACAGAAATTGTTAGTGGGTATGATTGGTATGCTGACTATAACAAAGACATACATTTCTTTTTTGTTGATGCTGACACATCGACAGTTAGTTTGACTGACACTTCAGGTAACTATGTATATAACTCTCTTGTTGTACGTGAAGATACACATCAATTGCGTAATGAAATCATTGTACGTGGTGGATTACTTACTGGCGAAACATTACGGACTGAGTATTGGTCAGGTGATGGTACACGTTTGATTTTTCCTCTTGCTACGAAGTTTGCAAACTTGCCAACTGTTACAGTAAACGGATCACCAATTACAGTTGGTGTAGACTTCTTGGATAACCCGGCTTCATTTACTGCATTGTGGAACTACAATGAGAAGTCATTGAAATTTGCATCTGCACCATCAGCAGGTACAAATAATATTGTTGTAACACAGTATCCGCAGTATCCTCTTATATTACAAAGACGTGACGAGGACAGTGTAGGATTGTACGGATTATATCAATTCATAATTATTGATAAGACAATTCGTGACCTGGATACTGCTACATTACGTGCAAGAGCAGAATTGATAAAATATAGCCAGCCATTAAAGACTGCTAATTTTACAACTTATGCAAATACATTTGCAACAGGACAGATTATAAATATACAAAGTACAATTCGTAATATTAGTCAAAACTTTAAGATCCAATCAATACGTTCATATTTGAAGACACCTGATACTGATGAATTAACTCACGAAATGGAATGTACCACAGCTGATGATATTGGTATTAATGACATACTTACCAAGTTGCTAGTAAAGAATCCGAGCGACAGTATTGATATTTCCGCTGATGAAGTGGTTGCTCGCATTAAACAATCTGACGAATCACTTACAGTAACAGATTCGGTGGATACACCAGTCACAACATCACCACCATACTATGTTGGATCAACTGCAATTGTTGGTTTCTTTACAATGGGATAATATGTTGTGATATAATTTAATCAAATGAAATTACAAGAAAAACAAACATCAGTAAAAGGTAAGTGTCGAATTATTAAAACCAATTCCAAGACGGGTGATGTCATTTTAACAACTCCATTTTATGACAACCTTGTTATGAGAGGAACTGATACAGGTATCGATTTGATTCTTGATAGGTTGAATGGAACAAATACATACACACTTAATATAAATTACTGCGATATTGGTACTGATAATACTGCACCTACAATTGCTGATACCACACTTGGGTCAGCTTCAGCACGTACAGCAAAAGCAACTGGCTCAATTTCAGGTAATGAGTTAGTGCTTAGATTCTTTTTTGCAGACGGAGACTTACCTGACGATGATTACTATGAGACAGGTCTTTTTATTGATGGTACTGCATCGGTAGATACGGGTCAGATTTTTGATAGGTTGTTGTTTGGTAGTGTGTACACTAAGGCAACAGGTGAAGACACGACATTGGAGTTTATTATTGAAATTAATTAAAAATATATGGGATTATTAAACGGAGAGACAGTAGTACAAGGAGACTTTGTAACAACGAGTGCAGGTGCAGGTGATAGCGGTAAAGCACCAAAGTTAGGTTCGGAAGGATATTTAAGCGAGACATTTTTCAAGCGTTCTTTTAAGTTTGGTGGTGACGGATCGGATGGTGCTCTTACAATTACATCTGGTGCGACTAACATTGACTTAGGAAGTGCTCAGGTCGTTATTAAAAACTACTCATCTATTTCAATTACTGGGACAGGTTCACTTACTTTTTCAAACCCACACGCAAACGGGACAGTTGTAATTCTAAAAAGTGTTGGTAATGTTACATTAACTTCATCGACAGCACCAATGATTAATGCTAGTGCATTAGGTGCAATTGGTGGTACTGGAGTATCTGTTGGAGCATCATCACAGAGTGATGGTAGTAATGGTACGGATGGAAAGTGCTTCACGTTCTTACCAACAACAAATAAAGGTACAAATGATGGTGCTACTGCATCCGCTGCCACTATTGCATACCCGTCAACTTATCTGTCACTTTTAGCAAGTAAATATCCAACAGCCTTTGTTGCAGCAGGAGGAGCTTCTGGTGCTGCAAAAGCAGGAACAACAAGTACAGCAACTTCATCAAACGGAGGGCGTGGAGGTGGTACACTATTTATTGAATGTGCAGGTGCATTAAACTTTACAACAGCTAGTGGTATATCAGTCGCTGGGGGTTCACCAAGTGCTGCAAGTTTTACTGGGTCAAACTATAACGTATTTGGATCTGGAGGAGGTGCTGGTGGGTTCTTTTGTATGCGTTATAACTCTTTAACATCCGCATCAGGAACGGTGACAACATCTGGTGGAACAGGTAACACAGGATTTGCTGCGGGTTCAACACCAACCGGTACTAGATATTCAGGTGGAAGTGGTGCAAATTATCAGGCAGGTAATGCAGGTTCATTTAGTCCGGGAGCTTCTGGTGCTAATGGTCCAGCAGGTCTATCAATTATTGAAAAGAATACTGAGTTCTCTTAATTAAAAATATATGGATACAAAATACCAAGGTGCATATATACCACAGCGAAGCGAACGAGATGAAAAAAAAGACACTGACTTTTCGGAGTTAACATTTTCATCTGCACCTAATTGGATTGAAAAAACAAAGTGGCTCACATACAAAGAACGTAATCAAACAAGGACCAATACTTGTATGGCACAAACAATTGCCAAGTTGATTGAAAAGAATTACCCTGACAAGGTATTTTCTGCATCACCTATTTACAACTCGAGACGTAACAAGTTAGATCCAAATAACCCTAAAGGTATGTGGTTGAATGATGCACTCGACATTGCGTGCAATAAAAATAAAGTTACATTTGAATCACGTATCAAATCTCAATTCCTTAAAAGCGATGCACAAATAGAAACGGAGGCATTAAAATGGAATGAACAAGATGATAAGATTTCTCAAGAATATAAACCTGAAAAATATGGTTTTGTACTTTCAAAAAACATTGACGAGATTGCAAGTGTTTTGGAATCAGGGCAAGGAGTTGCAATTGTAGTGTATGCAACACACGAAGAGTGGTCGCAAAAGTTTCCAAAACCTATTACACCTAATCTACAAATACAAGACGCAACAGTATTGCACGGAATTGCCGGTGTTGATTACGGACTTATCAATGGTGTGAAGTATATAAAGATTGAAGATTCAGCACACTTCGGTGGCATCTCGGAACGCTGGTTAGATCAAGAGTTTATAAACAAACGAACACACGGTATTGGTTTTGTTGTTGAACTATCACAACAATCTGAAGTAAATAAGCCAACTCATATATTTAATGTAAACCTTACGTATGGTATGCGTAAAAATCCTGAAGTTGTGCACCTGCAAGACGCTCTCAAGTATTTTGGATTTATGGATAAAGATGTACCAAGTACCGGTAACTTCTTGGGCGAGACATTTCGTGCGGTGATTCGATTTCAAGAACACTACAAAGCAGAAATATTAACACCACTTGGTTATACATCTGGTACTGGAAACTTTCATCGAGCAACTCGGACTCACATGAATAAATTAATTACTGATGACCAAGCTAAATGATAAAGAAATACATCATGTAGCACTGCTGTATGCACGTGGTGTGCACGTGCGAGATATTGCAGGAACGTATAACATTAGTATCAAGTCAGTATATAACTATGTCGCATTAATTAATCAAACAAAGAAAGTAGCAAAGCCAACATGCTACAAAGATTACTTGATTAATAGTATAATTCACATTGAAGAAAAAATAAGGAACGGAAAGTATGAACCTGAAAATGTGCAGTTTGCAAAATCAGAAATTGCGAGACTTCGTAGATCACTTAAACAACCAATCACGCATATGCAACAAGATGCGTTTATAATTCAATGACACCCAAAAATACAAGATTCCCACAGTTCATGTACGAACATCAACCATCCGTACATAATATCGCAAATGAAAGTAGTGAGTTTTATGCCACCGAACAGGTTGTGATTGACAAAGGTATATTCGTATATTTACAAGGAGTTCCAAGACCGCAAAAAGGTTTTGCTGATCCACAAGCATTATGGGCTACAAACATGGCAAAGCGTTATTTTATTGAGAACGTCAAATTACTTGTAAAAATGCCATTTGTTGCGTTTATTCCAGCTATGTGTGTAATGTCGCATAAAGCACGTTTGCGTGCAATACAGGGCATTTTAGACGCTTACACACGTATTGCATATGGTCCTATGGAGGGTTTTATATTTAAGTCGGAGTTCCTATGTCCTTTATCTCAAGAGTTGCGTAAGTTTATATGTGTCCTTTATGAGGAGATGGGATTGAATACTGAAATAAATACTGGCATACAATTTGCACGTGTAGTATCACATATGATCCAGTACGATAATGCGTATCGTTACAGAATACAAGACATATTTAATGAGACTAGTAAGGAACGATTGATTGCAAATCCAAGAAAGGAATTAAAACGATTAATGTTATTAATGGCACAAAGAGATACGAATACTACTGTCGTGCATAAATTCAAATCAATTCAATGGATATTATCAGTAATGCTTTTTTCTAAAACAATACGAAATGCTTTTCTAAATGCAATTAAAAGTATTGATGTATCAAGAATGGGATTTGATGAGGATGATACATATTGGGTGTGCATAAGAACCGATTACAATTTCTTTGGTAAGAGTTATGATGAACGTATGGCAATGATTAAAGATGAACCTAAACCAAAAAAAGTTACTCTTAATGAAATAAACAAATGTTTGAAATAATCGGGGCTATCTTAACTATAACCATATTTATACTTGCGTTTACCATAATACATATGTTTGTATACTATTCAATGACAAAAGATTTAACTGATGAAAAACGTGAAAAGTATGATAACGAATTAGCAAAAAGAATTTCAGAGAGTGAATTTTATAACCGGCATAATATATGAAAGACGAAAAATCAATTGGTGCTTTTGAAACAAGAGTGATTCAGTATAGTAAAATAGTGATCGGTATATGTGGATTAATTATGTTTGGGGTGTATCTTTATAAGTTATAATAATAACAGGTAGGTAGTTACAGCACGGCACAGTGTCCTCACACCCTAGTCGGGTGTATAAAGACGGCACGAGATACGGATAGAAGTGTGTAGAAAACTGGATATGTTAAACTACGATACCAAAATATATGACCATGCAAGGTTAGAGTTGGCTGATACCGCCAAACGTAGTCCAATGGTCGGAGCATATTCAGTATCCTGCACATTTCAGAACGCCCCTTAATTCAAACATATACTTGAAACAATAATAGCTTTATTTATCCAGCAACCAGTCACGCCAGCACCACAAGAAGAATTAGCAGTAACAGTAGTTGAATTATCCACCGAAGATTTAATCCGTCAGACTTTCCCAGAGCAACCAGATTTGATGGTAGCGATAGCGAAATGTGAAAGCGGTCTAAAACAATTCAAAGCAGATGGTAGTGTAGTAGTTTCGCCGACACACGATTATGGGCTTATGCAAATCAATCGTAAAACGTGGCACGAAACATCTATAAAAATGGGCTTAGACTATCAGAACAATATGCTCGATAATCTAAAACTTGCCCGACATATTTATGATGTACAAGGAGTCACGGCGTGGGTGTGCTATGGAAAAATAAAATAAAAATATGTTCCCGAATACAAAACTAACAAACACACAAAAAAATATAGTAACATTTATCGTATGCGTAACTGTACCAATCTGGTGTGTACCAGTAATTGTATTTCTTTTGATTAGTCTTTTCGCAGATTCAATAAAGTCAATGATATTTGAACAACCATACAATGATTATGCCGCAAGATGGAACAATTATAAAAAGGTACACGGTATAAAAGACTAATTAAGAACGCCACTAGCAATAGTGGTTTTCTTTTTGTGATACAATATCTTTATGCACTTATAGTGCTAGATTAGTCAGCAATGACTGATTGGTACAAAGAACCGTAAGCCTTTGAAGGGAGTGCGGTTTTTTGTTTACATTCACATCATCAATGTAAACAAACTCGGCTATTTGATTACAATAAAAAGGTTTATAATATAAGAGGAGGTGACTTATGTTCTTTTATTTATGGACAAACCAAATGCTTCAAGAAGCGTTGTCGGAGCAATACCGCCAATACTTCCGTGAGCATTTTCAACGAGAACCCACAACAAGTGAACTCTTTGAGTTTTACAAGTTGTGCAAACCACAAGGAGGATGACGATGACCACGAGAGACAAGGAATGGGTACTGTTGCAAGCACTTTCAGTCAGCAACAGGGCAGATTTTTCCGCCCACTATCCTGCAAAGGAACAGTCGATGGAGAATCTGGTTGAGTTTTTCATGCTTTTCAATGGTGGTCGGGAGGCTATCAATGAAAACCAAGACTAGGCGGTGTCTGTATCGCCGTCATCAATTCATCAACAGGAGACGCAAATGACCATCAAAGGCAAACTGAAATGGCTTTTGTGGAGACTGCGTTGGCGTTGGTACTATTGGAGGAAATACCTCCAACGATGACATTTAAGGGCTATGTGTTCTGCACAGATGCCCTTTTTTATTTGGTATAATGGAACTAGCCCGAAAGGGTCTAACTTTATTCACAATAAGGTTACTAATAAACGTGGTAAAACGACCTGTGATGCCGACAGGCGTTTTATTTATGATCTAAATTAAGCAAACTTAAGTTTGAAATGTGCATAACTTTTTATGACAATACAGATTATTATATTATAATAATAGTATCAGTAATGAATTGACTATAAGTTACTGGTAGTTTAAGATACGAAATTATCAAGAGTCTTTTGATTAGAGGGAGGGTTCACGCCCATTAGGATATCGTATCATCCTATATGTCAGCCCTCTAATCAAAGGACTTTTAATTTATAAACACATGAATTATGTAAAGGGAGACTTCATATTAGTACCGAATAAGTTGGCAATTAAAGGATTGCAACCATCTGATCAAGCTGTGTTTATGTGGATTTGTAGCTATGTGAATGATGAGGGTTGGTGCTTTCCATCAAGAAGTCGTTTAGCAAAAGACTGCGGTATGTCAATAAAGACTGTTGATCGTGCTATGGAAAGGATTATAGAAAAGGGTTTGATGACGAAACAAATAAGGAAAAAAGGTGAGAAGAACCTCTCTAACATTTATCAGGTTTTAATTGTTGAAAATGATGGGGTAGTGGAATTATGTCGCCAGGGTGGGGACAAAAACGACACTAGGGGTGGGGACAAAAACGACATAGAGAACTATACTCATTTAGAACTAAAACAAACTAACAATATTGGCGAGCAAGAAAGCTCGCAGATTGTCTCACTAATAAAGATGTTTGAAAGCATCAATCCCGTTTGCAAAACCTACTATGGTAACAAGACCCAACGTTCAGCGTGCGATTTCTTAATCAAAGAGTTTGGTTTCGATGAGGTGGTTCGTGTCATCAAGGAGGACTTGCCGGCGATTGCAAATATGGAGTATCCGATACAAGTAACAACACCATATGAATTAAAAGAGAAATGGGTGAAGATTAAAAAGAAACTAGAAAGTGATAAGGGGATGGAGATTATTGTAATTTAAACACAAACAACATGACATACTTAATTAAAGTGAAAGGTGATCAAGAAATAATGGATGTAGAAGATACTAGGGGTGCACGTTTGCTATCAGCATGGCAAGACTATCAACGAGATAAGAAACGTAACAACCCAATTGAAATTAATGGGTGGCACGGTATGGTTTCGGATATTCGTAGTATAAAATACTCACCAGATGTTTCAGCAAAGAAGAATACAGACTTAGGTGATTATATAAAAGAGCACGCACAGATTCGTAAACTAACAGCAAAAGAAAAGGCGTTGCGTTTTGGATTTGTGAAATTGTTTCATTACACAATGACAGGTAAAAGACTTGAAGATGAATCAATGGACTTTAAGAAGCAGGTTGCTGAATTACAACTTAAGTTCTTTACTGAAAACCCGACACGTATTCACCCAGACCCTATTATATTCAAAGGTCTTTATGGTGATGATAAATATAATCAAACAGGGTTTCGTGTTATTCAAAACGTTGTACGGCGTGACCACAGTCAGCAACAGTGGATAACTGCTTAACAGATTACTAACAATATGCTATTATAATAATGTGATTGCAGTATGCAACACACAAACAACATGAATGAATTATTAAAAAAAGGTGTGTACAGATTAGTACACGATAAAAATAAGAAGTTATTTATTGTCTATAAAAATGAAGAAATGTTACACGGATTCGAGTTTGAATGGGATGCTCAAAACTACATTGATTATCATATTGGTCGTGACGAAGTAATGGAAAATGAAAAGAATGACTAAGAAAGAAATACAACAATTAGTTTCAATGATGGAGTGGTATGTATCACACGGACACAATGTACCAATTGGTTTGCTTGAAAGTTATACAAAAGCCACAGGAAAACAATACGATCCGAAAGGAACATCAAAACTAATTTATAAATTAATCAACGGACATGAATACAAAAAATAATTTTACGTTTTCAGATGAAGGACATATTTACAAATTAAATGGTGTTCGCCTTACTGGAGTTACTTCTATACTTGGCGTTATTGATAAGCCGGCATTAGTTGGATGGTCTGCAAATATGGCTATTGATTATGTAGAGAAAAACTACATGACAAAAGATGCAAATGGGTTACTTGTATCAAAGGACACATTAAAACTAGCACGTACTGCATGGTCAAAAAACCGTGATAGTGCAGGTGATATTGGTAAAATCGTACACCGCCATATTGAAAATTATGTTAAGAGTAAAATGCAAAATAAACCATTTCCTGTTATCTATGAAAACACACAGGTTAAGAATATGGTTGAGAAGTTTATTGAATGGTCTGAAACTGAAAACATAAAGTTTTTACTTTCTGAGCAAAAGATTTATTCTGAGAAGCATTGGTATGCAGGTACGGTTGATATTGTATTTGAAAAAGATGGTAAGAAATATATCGGTGACATTAAGACAGCGAAGGATATATTCTCAACAAACTATCTGCAAATGGCAGGGTATCATATTTGCTTTGAAGAACTTGGTAAGCTCAATGATCTGAAGGGTTACTGTGTTATAAACATACCTAAGAATCTTAATAAAAAAGGTGAGGCAAAACGAAAGGTTAAGTATGTATATAATACTGACGATTGCAAGGAATCATTTTTAGCAGCGTTGACGTTGTATAGATATATTAACAAGGCAAAGCCTGAGTGGGAGAAAAAATTAAAAAATAAAAACAAATGAAAAACATTTTCAATGAGCGTAATAGAAAGATGTATATGTTTGAAAAACGATTAGTGTATATGCGACAGTGCGTTGATGTGGTGCTTGTAACATTGTTTGTAGTATTTATGGTGTATATAATTTTTACAAAATAATAACTCCGTTTCGCAAAGTTCGGATAAATAATTGCATTTATTAAATAATACAAAAAACATGAGTGAGAAAAGTAAAATGTGGGTAGCAATATCAATCGTTGTTGGTGTAGTTGTATGGTCAACTGTACATACTATTTTCAATGATTCGGTTGTTCCTAGTGATACAAACACAGAAACGACAATTGATTACGCACGTACAGAATTTGTAGGAGGTTGTGTTGATGGAGATTATGCAATGTATGATTTCTGTTCATGTGCGTACACATACCTTGAAAGTAAGTATGGTGTCGCCGGGATTATAGAATTAGGTGAATCAATGGAATTACCTAAAAGCGTACAAACCGATCTAATCAATCAATGCTTGTAATATGAAAGCTATCGCATTAATCGAAATGGTATTGGGTATACTTGTATTAGCAAATGAAAGAGTTAGCAATACGGAGTGGCTATTAGGATTGATGTTAGTATTTAGTGGTATTAAAACTTTTATTCAAAACAAAAACAATTAAACAAAAAACATGGAAACAAGAAACTTAGACGAAATGACAGGTGCATCAAATTATTCAAACAAGAGACTCACACTCGATACTCTCTCTATCAATGGTGACGGAGACATCAAGGAAGTAAACGGTAAATATGTACCGCAAGGTGGATATTTTAGACTAGCTCTAACTTCTCAACAAAAGAAAAATGAAAAGCCTGAAGAAGTAAAACTCGGATCAGAGGTGAAAGTAGTGTTTCTTAAAATCAGACGTGTACTGCAAGAGAGAAGTGGAGACAAGGTTATTCGTTGGACCAATGAACACAACACTGCAGATGATGTAGTAGAACTTGGTACATCTGAAAGCAAAGCGACTGAAATCGCAAGTGCCCGTAATTTACGTGAAAAGTACCCTAATTTGCGTACAATTCAAATCGTGTATGGTTTGCTATTAGAAGATGGAAAAAGCCCACAGAAGGTCAAAATACGCATAAAAGGGGCATCTCTTGGCTCAGAAGCTAAGCAAGATGGTGTACATACATTTTATACCTATGTCGCATCTTTTGATCGTGCCAACGATGAGCACCTCAGAAATCATGTAACTATTCTTAAAGCAATTAAAGAGGAAAGCAAGAAAACCTATTACTGCATTAATTTTATTAAAGGTACTAGACTTGATGAGACTACACAAAAAATTGCAGATAGTGCTTTAATTGAAATGCATGACATCTTATCTGAACAAGATAAAGTAAGAAAAGAAAAGTTTGAAAAGCGAAAAACACCTGTTGCTGAAGGAGTTGATGAGATTCCATCAGGACAAGACGATGTCCAACCAATCGACTATCCAGAAGATGAAATAAATCCCGAAGACATCCCATTCTAAATTAAATACCGGTTACTTTGTAACTGGTAGCCCGGCACGGATTCAAATTCATTCATGTTGAACTTGTGTGCATCCCCGTACTATCCGTGTCGGACTATTGGTTATAAAAAAGTGGATAACTTTGCATTATTGTACTAGTTTATGTTATTATAATAGTGTGATTATATAAATATCACATAAGTATAAACATGAATAAAAATAAAATTGTGAGAATAGATACAGGTAAAGATGGATCTGAAATCGTAACCCTCGAAGATGAACACGGACAGTTACAGCACACATTGAAGAAACTTGTGCCAAAAGAATTACTAGCAGAATATAAAGGTGAAGTTACTAACAGATATAAAGAATAAAAATATGAACAAAGAACAAATATTAAGATTGATTGACATAAAGTTGGAAATCAACCGATTAAAAGAAACAGATTTAGACAGAAAAGAAATGGAGGAAAACGGAAGCTATGCCAGTGCGGAGGGATATAAAACATACAATATGGAAAGAATTGAGGAGTTAGAAGATGAGATTAACAGCATATAAAGAATAAAAATATATGGCAAAAGCAAAAGAGTATTGCGTAGTAATCACACAAGAAGATGAGTGTGGCGGAGTTAAAACTCAAAAGATAGAAATAGGTGATAAATCGCTCAAAAAAGAATTGGTAAAGTTTTTGTTACGAGAAATTGAAATAATGTGTGATAAATAATATGAAACTCAACCTCATAACAGCAATCCCCTGCGGTTGGGGCTATATATACACACTAGCAGGTCAAAAGTCAGTAGCACGAAGTAAAGAAGATATATTATCAGAAGCAAAGAGATTATTTCCGAAGTTAATATTTAAGATTATATGAACATCGCATTTACAATTTGGTTGGTAATACAAGGAGCAAGATTTGGTAGCACATTATCACATTACCTTAATAAAGAAACATATAGTCGCTCGAAAATACTTATGGCTATGTTTGTTTTTGCATTCGATGTAACACTTGTATGGCTTGCAATTAACCACTAAATAATATGAAATACCTAGCATTAATTATATTAAACATATTGTGGTTCGGTTTATTCGTTTGGCTCGTTGAGTACCGAGATTACAGTTATTGGTGGTTGTTAATACCGTTGTTTATAAATTGGAAATTAACAGTAAAGAGAAAATAACATGAAATCAATACAAATCGAAAACAAAACAATACAAATCCCCGATGACCGATATGATGAATTGGTTAAGGAGTTTTGTGGGAGTAAGAGATGGAAGCCGTCCCGTGGCGATAGATATTATTATGTTACAGCTTGCGGAAATATTGTAAATCAGAATGGTCTATCGGAAGGAATTAACATACAGTCTGAAACTGGTAAGATTAAGACACTAGTAAATACAAATAACTGTTTCCGCACCAAAACAGAAGCCGAAGAAAAACTCGCATACATCAACGCCCTTGCGGAGATAAATGAGTATATTGCGGAGATTGATATGGCGTTAGAAAATATAGATTGGAATGATAATTGGGAGAAATTCTTTATTAGTTATAATTATAAAACAAAGAAGTTTGTAGTCGCCAGCACACTAATCCACGCGGAGATGATAGTGATTCCATATCTTAAATCAAAAGAACTCGCCCTAGACTTAATAGCTAACCAATCCCACAACCTTAAGGTGGTTGCTGGGGTACGCTGATATGCAAAAGCAAATATATTGCTGCGGTTGTACAAAAGACATACAGGCTCGGTTGACAGACGGTTCAGAAGTGTACCCACATAGACCTGATTTATACAAATTACCTTTTTGGATATGTGACACCTGCAAATTGTTTGTCGGTTGTCATCATAAAACCACTAACCGCACAAAGCCATTGGGGGTTATCGCAACGCAGGAAATAAAGAATAAGAGGATGGATATACACTCGATACTTGACCCAATGTGGAAAAGTGGAAGATATGATAGGAATGTGCTTTATCGGTTGCTCGGAAATAAAATTGGCAAAAAGTATCACACAGCAGATATTAGAAGTATAGACGAGGCAGAAATAGTTTTATCAACATTAAAATCAATTTAACTCAAATGACCCTCCACACCATCATAGAACAATGTTTGCCGAAGGAAGCCGACCATAGAGAATGGTTTAGTAATTTAGACTTAGAAACAAAATCAGCATTTCGTCGCCGAGCGAGTAGCGATGCAGACGCAGACTTAATATATTGGGGCTATAACCTATGCAGAGAGCATACGAATGACTCTATCCCCACCATTGTCGAGCTTCTGATTGCGGAGATAGAGAATATGGAAATACATATTGACGGTAATTATGCGGAGTTTGCGCGGCAAGGCTTCGATAATTGTAAAGAGAGAGTTATCAACTTACTTAAACAAAAATAAAATGGAAATACAAATACAAAAAACAATAAACGAAGAAAGGAAAAAGCATTTCAAATCTGTTTTTGATGATGAAGTTTATTTACTATGTGCGATTATGGAATTACACAATCAAGGTAAAATCTTTGACTGCGACCCGATGTTTTTCAAAGGGAAATTTTATAAAGACGGAATAGATATGCCGAAGCTAGTATTTGACATAAACCCGCAAGAGAAATGGATAGTACAAGCTGATGCCAAAAACCTACCTCTCGAAAGTGGCTCAATACAAAGTATTATTTTAGACCCACCATTCTTAATTGGGAATAGAGCATCTCAAAAGAGATATTATTCCGCTATGACGCACACAATGTTAAAGGACTTCTCCGAATTAGAAAATTGTTACAAGGGTATTCTTAAAGAGGCGCATAGAGTGTTGGGTAAGAATGGTCTATGTGTTTTTAAGTGTCAGGACTACACTGATAGCAAAACGACAATGACACATGTAATGGTCATGAATTGGGCTACGGAATTAGGATTTTACGCAAAAGATTTAGCGATACTTGTAAAACCGAACAAGGTTACAAATCCGAATACAAAACAACGCCATCTTAGAAAAATTCACACCTATTTTTGGGTGTTAATTAAAAAATAACATGACACAAGAACGAGAAAAAGAGTTGAGAAAACGATGGAGAGAATGGGAATAATATGCATTATGGACAGTTGATAAAATTGCCGACTGGTGGCTCAAAGAACTCTCCCTCGCATTAGAGGAGAAAGTTAAGGAGGTGGAGAATATGCCACGATTAGATATACAGGATTATTATATGGCTGAATATGAAAATGGTGAGTATTTGAATAGAGAAGAAGTTATTAAAATCTTAAAGCAATAATATGAAAATACTCGAATGGATACAGTTTGCAGTAATGATGACCGTACTTGGTATAATAGGAGTTATTGGAGCAGTCGGCATATTCCTTTTGCCAGCACTCCCTATCATCGCAATCATATGGGTAGTATGGAAATTATTTTTTAACTAGCCTGTTGATAAATCCAACACAAAAGATGAAACTAAGTAATCCATTTTCTGAACAAACACGTAACATATTTTTATATGTGTATTCGTGTATGGATTGTAGTCGTTCAGATCGTGGATTACAACTTCATCATATAACCGGGCGAACATCTGATTCACCGCTTAATGCAATACCATTATGTTTAGACTGCCATAGCAAGTGTGGACACTCATTTGATGAGGAAAGTACTTATCTACAAATCACAATGCGTTTTTTATTACGTGAACATTATTCACTCAATGAAGAAGATATAAACTTTTATTCTGTACACAAGCAAAAGTATAGTGCTATAATAATAAGGTGATTAAGCAGATTCAAATTGACATAAAACCATTAACAGTAAGTAAGGCATGGCAAGGGCGTAGATTCAAGACGTGGGAATATAAAAAATGGCAACGAGACTTCGCCCGGCTTGTTGGAAAACAAACACCAACATCAGGTAAAATATCACTCACAGCAGAGTTTTACATTAAAAACGATAAAATGAGTGACATTGATAATTTTTTCAAATCACTTAACGATACTCTCAAGGAATGCAATATAATTGATGACGATAGGTTTATATACGAAATACACGCATACAAGTATCCAAGTAAAAACAAAGAGTTTATAAGGGTGACATTAGAAAACATATGATCGAGATAATACAAGAATTAAAAAAGAATAAGAAGGTGGTGGTACGTGGATTCGGCACATTTTCGGTTGTACCACGCAGGAAAGGTGCGGTTCACGGTATATTTGGAGATAAGAAAGTATTTAAGAACAGGGTAAAGTTTAAGCCATCATTGGCATTGAAAAATCAAATATGCAAGTAAACATAAACTTGATTAAAGAAAATCCACAGAATCCTCGTAAGATTACGGAGGTTATGTTTGAGAAATTAAAAAACTCAATCAAAGAAGACCCACAAATATTGGAAGCAAAACCATTGGTGGTTGAAAAACAAGGTGATTCGTATGTGGTAATCGGGGGTAATATGAGACTTAAAGCATTACGTTCCTTAGGTTATGAAGAAGTTAATATATTTGACGCAACTGATTGGAGTTCTGAAACCAAGCGTAGATTTATTGTAAAAGATAACTTATCAAATGGAACTTGGGACTATGATCTATTGTCATCTGAATACGATATGTCCGAGCTTGAGGATTGGGGTATGGAGGGGTTAGAAGATTATTTTAATGATGAAGAACAAGACGAAGAAGAAGTGGGAAATGACACTAAGAATAAGATTTCAATAGTTTTTAATTCAACCGAAGATTTAGAAAATGCACGTGTGGAAATACAGGCAATCGTTGACCGGTATTCTGGTGCTAAATTAAAGTAAAACATATGTCAGATTCAGGCGATAACAAAGAAATAATTGTGATACCTGATAAGGTTGAAAATCCTGAAAAAACTAGTGAGAAACCAGCTGGTATTTTACGTGATGATAAGGGTAGGTTATTGCCTAATCAACCATCGCTTAATCCTAACGGCAGACCAAAAGGGCGTAAGAATTTCGCAACTCTTTTTGATGAAGCTATTAAAGTTATTGCCAATTCAAAAGGTATGACAATGGAACAGATAGAAGTAGATTTGGTTAAGCGAGGTGTGCTCGAAGCACTTAATGGAGACTTTTATTTTTGGGAAGCACTTAACAATCGTTTATTCGGTAAGCCAGCAACCAAGATTTCATTTGATGACGATGTGAGTGCACTTGAAATTAATATTGTACGAAATAAGAAAACAAATGAAAGCAGTTCTTGACGCAACAGAAGTATTTGAGAAGACTCTCGATGCAGGTGATGCACGTATTATTATCAATGAGGGTAGTTCACGTTCAAGCAAGACCTATTCAATCTGCCAACTATTCTTTATGAAGATGTGCCAAGAGAAAGGCAAGGTGTTCACTATTGTCCGTAAGACACTCCCAGCCCTTAAAGCAACAGCGTACAAAGACTTCATTGAAATACTGCAAAAAGCAAACGCATACAACTCGGCAAGCCACAACAAAAGTGATTTGACGTATGTTTTCAAAAGCAATGAGATTGAGTTTATATCGGTTGATGATTATAAGAAAGTGAAAGGGCGTAAGCGTGATTACCTTTTTTGCAACGAAGCAAATGAATTATCGTATGATGATTTCACACAACTTGCTATTCGTACTACTAAGCAGATTTATATGGACTATAACCCATCTCACGATCAGTTTCATTGGATTGAGGAAAAGGTTAAGACACGTAATGATGTAGCGGTATTGCACTCAACGTACAAGGATAACCCTTTCAACACAAAGGAAGTTATTAATGAAATCGAAAGACTAAAAGAGGCAGACCCTAACTTGTGGCGTGTGTATGGACTTGGGCTTATGGGGCTTGCAGTCAGTCGTATTTATAATCATTTTCAGTTATGTGACGAAATGCCGGAAAACTATATTGAAAAGTTTTACGGATTGGACTTTGGATTCAATCACCCTACTGCTATGGTTGAGGTACGTGAAACAGATGACGCATTTTATGTTGATGAACTTATCTATCAATCAGGTTGGGTGAATAGTGTGTTAATTGAGAATCTCGGTATATTGAAGATAGATAGGAATAAATATATATTTGCTGATAATGAAGACAAAAACCGTATTGAAGAAATTAAACGTGCCGGGTACAATGTGCACCACTCAAACAAGGATGTAAGCAAAGGTATTGATACCGTGAAAAGCAAGAAGGTATTTATCACAAAAAGAAGTATTAATCTTCTTAAAGAATCACGTGGCTATTCGTGGAAGACAACAAGCGATGGCAAGATACTTGATGAGCCTGTTAAGATCAACGATGACGCCGTAGATGCACTCAGATATGCTATCCATACATACATTGATAATAAAACAAAAGCACCAAATATCAGGGTTCTTTAGGTTGGGGATAACTGGATATGGTATTATCTGTAACAAGGTGTATGATTACATCTGTAACCAGTAGGTTACCAGTGAGTTGAAAGTTCAGGAAACACTTTTTCAGAGCTTTCTGACTTAAATGTCGGGACTCACTGAAAGAGTGTTTTTAGTTTACTGATAGAACACGGTGAGGCGAACCACATTAGCCGTCTATTGGATGCCAACTTAAATAATGTGGACTTGTTGACTGATGTCTTGGACAGGATTCCAAGTTCTTTATACGCAAGAGTCACTTAATGGTCTAGTGTAATTTCCCAGCCATTAAAACACACAGCGACCCGTACTTCACGGCATCGTCTGATAGTGGGAATGCGAATATACCGAGAGAAAACGGATTTGCTTATGCTTATATTCTAACTGTCCTTGTATTCATACAGGCTTTTAACATTCCAATTCATTACCGCAAGCGATTTCAATACAACACATAATATGAAGTATTTTACAGATGGTTTTACAATAAAGACTAACCCAAGCGATACTGGTGGTGGATTTACCGTAAGATATAACAAAACAAGGTTTTACGAATAATGAAGGCGAACTACTTGGCGTTTTAGAGACGGCACGAATCTGTCAAATGTATGATGAAATATCAACAGATAGTATGTGCATAATTGCGTGGATCAGAAAAGGTAAGAGTAAACCACGTAAAGATTTATTTAATCAAATACAAGAAGCAAAACAACTTATTGAATCCAAATACATTGACCTAATATGGGAATCACGAGAAGTAAACTTAGCAGGTCATTTTAATGAACAATTTGAAAAGGACCATATCAAAAACCTGACATAATACACAACCAATTTTGTATATTGTAAAAGATAAGTGATATACTTTGGGTATATATGGACTTCATCAAAAACATTTTCGGGAAAAAAGAATTAGTCGTGCCAAGTTTTAGCAGTTTAGTTAATCAATTCAAGTATCATTTCAGTTCATCACATAAGTCAGCGGATTTATTAAAAGAATATAAGAACTGGGTGTATGCGTGTATCAATGCACGTGCAGAAGAATTAGCGTCAATTGAACTTATCTTGAAAAAGAAAGGAAGTGATGAAGTAATTGAATCAAGTGATGTGCTCACATTGCTTAATGATGTTAATCCTAATTCAACGAAGTACGATTTGTTTTTCGGTACACAAGCATTCCTCGATCTAACAGGTAATGCATTTTGGTATTTAGTACGTGATACTCAAAAGAAGATACGACAAATATACCTATTGTCACCTGATAAGATGAGCATTGTTACAAGTAAAGACAACGCTTTGCAAATCACAGGGTATGTGTGGACTAATGGTCGTGAGCAGATTCCTTTTACACCAGAGGATATTATTCATTTTAAGAACTTTAACCCTAGTGGTAATCAACCAGCACCACATAAAGGTGTAGGTGTTGTGCAAGGTGCATTATGGGCTATTGAAACTGATAACGAGGCACGCACTTGGAACTATTCATTTTTCAAGAACTCAGCTAAGCCTGATGGTATCTTGACAACTGAAAGTGCTATCACTGATGCACAGTTTACTCGTATGAAGGACCAATGGAATCAAGCACACCGAGGTTCAGACAACAATGGTAAGACTGCAATCCTTGAAAATGGTTTGAAGTGGCAAGATATATCGAAAACTCAAAAGGATATGGACTTTATCGCACAGCGTACATTCTCACGTGATGAAATACTTTCATTATTCCGAGTTCCTAAAACAGTCGTTGGTATTACAGATGATGTGAATCGAGCCAATGCCGAGGCTTCAGATTATGTATTTGCACGGAGAACAATCAAACCGCTTATGAAGTCATTTGTTACAGTGCTTAATGAATACTTATTGCCGTACTTTGACACTAATCTTTACTTCGAATTTGAAGACCCTACACCTGAAGATCGTCTTGCTGAAATTCAAGAATACACTAATGGTTTTGGTAAATGGTTATCACGTAATGATATTCGCCGTGAAGAAGGACTTACTCCATCTGAAAATGGTGACGTTTTCTACTCTCAATTTTCAGAAGTTGTATCAGACAATGTGGTTGAACCGGTACAAAAGACTGCACAACGAGTGTCAGCTAAGACTAAGGTTGATAAGACCATTGAAGATTTTATCGCTACATTACCTAAGAAGAAGACACTTCGCAGACTAAGTGTTGGGCAAAAAGATATGTATAAAGATTCATATCTTAAACGATTTGATGCAAACGAAAAGGCTTTGATTAAAGACGTGAAAGCCTACTTTGCGGATCAAGAAAAAGAAGTATTAGAGAATCTTGAGCAGGAATACAGAGGATTAAAGCCAAAGGAGTATAAACTTAAGGGTGTTAATGACGTTATCTTTGATAAACAGAAAGCACTTGCTACAGGTATTTCTCTCATAACACCACATATTCGCAAGTTCCTTTCAGAGGGTGCTGAAATGGCAGATGCATTTACAGGTGGAACATATAACCCTAATAGCCCTGAAGCATTAAACTTTATTAAAGAACGTGCTAAATTCTTTTCAGAATCCATTAATGACACAACTGCAACTGCATTGGTATCATCAATTAATGAGGGTGTGAAAGCAGGTGAAGGGTTTGAAGACATTAAAGCACGTATTGAGAATATCTATAAAGATGCAGAAGCATACAGAACTGACGCAATTGCACGCACAGAAGTAAGTGCATCATTAAACACAGGTGCAGTAGATGCATATAAACAAGCAGGTGTTAATTCGCTGGAGTGGGTAGCAATTTTAGATGACACAACATCAGATGAGTGTCAGCAAAATGACGGTGAAATTCGTGAAATTGGTAAGTCATTCCCGGCAGGTGCAGACCGACCACCACAACACGTAAATTGCCGATGTTCGGTAGTTGCAGTATTTGAAGATTAAAACTATGGATGATAAAGCATTAAAAAAACTAATACAAACTCAAATCGCCCCTCTCTTGATTGGGATTCGTAATGACTTGGAAGCTAACAAACATTCTGTTGACGAGCTTGCAAAAGAAGTAAAAAAAAAATCCAAATTAGAGTACGAGTTAGAGATAGACAACAATGATCTAAAAGGCAAGGATGGTTCTACACCTATTGCTGACAAGGATTATCCAGCATTTCAAACTGTAAAGAATTGGGTTACAAAATCAATGCCTAAAAAGGGTGTTGATTATTGGACTGATAAAGAGATAAAGACATTAGTCAAACAAATTACAAAACTTGTACCACCCGGCAAAGACGGTCAGGTTGATTATACTAAAGTCAAAAGGTATATTGATAAAAACGAAGACAAGATAAAAGGGTATATGCAGGTTCGTAATGACAAGATGAAGTCATACGTTGATAAAGTAACAGCCAAGCTATTTGAATATGTAAAAGCACAAGAATCACCTGAACTTACTGCACTTGAAATACGAGATAAACTCGAAACACTCACAGGCTCTCAAAGATTAGATGCCAAGTATATAAAGAATTTGGATAAGTATATATCATCATTTGTGATCGCCACAACAGGTGGAAGTGGTGGTAATGGAGGAGATATGCGTAACCCAATGACAATACTAGGTGACACTATCTATGGCGGAGTATCAGGTACACCTACACGCCTTGCAGGTAATACAACCACAGCGTTAAAAGTCCTTACACAACGAGGAGATGGTTCAGTGTCATCTGCACCAGATTGGCAAGCACTCCCAACGGTCGGTAACAACGTGTATATGTTCGCTAATGTCGCTTCGGATATTGCAACCTATTACGATGCCGTTTCCCTTTCAGGATTTACACCTACAACACTCGGAGACATTTCAACCGCAGGAGTCAGTACAACACCTACACTACTCGGAGTATTCGCAACCGAACCAAACAACCCTAACGTAACGGCTATCCCAGTCGGTCTTTTCACAGTTCACTATGAGACAGAAAAAGTAGCAGGTTCAAACAACTACTACACATATGCAGAGATTTACAAACGAACAGCAGGTGGTACAGAGACACTACTTTTAACAACTGATAGTTCAAGTGAAAGTGCGTCAAACAACGAACTTCAAAACACAGTTGTTGCTTATAACTCATCTGTAAAATACCTCAATGCAACTGATAGATTAGTGGTGAAGATTTATGGTGTAATGCTCTCATCAACAGCAACTATTCATTTGCACTTTGATGACAATACAGATGCACGACTTGAAGTCCCTAGTCTTGGAGGTTCAGGCGGTGGCACTTGGGGTTCAATCACAGGTACACTTTCAGACCAGACAGATTTGCAAAATGCGTTAGATGCAAAAGCACCACTCGCTTCGCCTACATTTACAGGAACAGTTACGACACCAGCATTAAACATTTCAGGGCAAACAGCTTCACGGGTGGCAATCTTTGACGCATCTAAAAATGTGGTCAGTGCAGATACAGCGACATATCCAACCCTTACAGAATTGTCATATGTAAAAGGTGCTACAAGTTCCATCCAAACACAGCTAAACGCTAAACTAAATAAGACAGATTACAAAGGTGGGTTCGGTGTCATCATAGACGCAGGGGCAGGTAACAGTATTGATGCAGGTACAACCGTAAAACTCAAAGCGACAAAATCATTCCAACCAACAGAGTGGTATTTATTCGGTGATAACGTAACCGACATTGAACTTGATGTATGGCGAAACGCATCATCATTCCCCGTTTTTAGTAGCGATTCTATTTGCAACTCTGTGTATCCAACAATTATCTCTGCTGGCTCGTACGCAGAGGGTGATGCAAGTACGTGGGATGCAATAGATATAGAAGATTACCTTGTCATTTCGGTGAAGAGTGTTACAGGAACGACAGGAAAAATCACATTACAAGTAAGGGGTACTAACATCGTATAATCATATGAGCATTTACTACATCGACCTTAGCAGCGGAAATGACGCAAACGCAGGAACAGCAGGTTCTCCTCTTTTGACTATCAACGCTGCAATCGCAAAAGCATCTGGTCCGCACGATATTCGTGTCGCAAAAACGTCTGCTCACACAACAGTCGGTGGCGGTACAACTACATTCACATGGACACAAAACAGCTTGACTGTAACTGCAAACGCAGACGTAACTGCCTCTATTGCCGTTGGTGATTACATTGGAAAGCCGACTGTTGCACAGGGTACGATAGATACCTTCTATCGTGTGTCTGCTCGCTCATTTGGTTCTGGTGTTACAACCATTACTCTCAACTCAAAACATCAAGGTACAACTGGTACAACCACCAACTGTCTCAAAGCTACATTTGTAACTACTGGTACAGCAGCCGCCAACGCCGTAACTGTGTCAACAACAGGTACAACTATTTCTGGTGGTTGGAACTTATCAGGTACACCAACACAAGATGGTGAAACTTGGGCAAAATCAAACAACGCTCGAACTGCGGCATTTGCATTTTTCAACATCACATCAGCAAACGTGGCTATTTCAAAGTTCAATGTCATTGAT